TCACTAGGGAGCAGGCCCTATATAACCAGCTCAAATCGATTGGCAAGGGCTATGATCTCAATAACGATGGCGTTGTAACAAACGCTGAGTTTCAGATGTCAATGACTCCAGAGTTCACTGGCGTAGATTCACGGATTCAAGAGCTCATGGATAGCGGGATGACTCGGCTCGAAGCTTTGGCCAAACAGAGCTATGGCATACAGCAAGGTTTCGATCTGAATAATGACGGCATGGTCACTAACGCTGAATACGCTGAATTTATGAGGAATCAGCCGGCGCCTACTGCCCCCGCTCCAGAGACAGCTTCCGTGGAAGATGTAGCTGCAGACGCACCGCCGGCGCTGCCAGATAGCGTGCAAATTGCAATTGATAGTTTGCGCGAGCAAGGAATACCGGGCATCTTTGGCGGCAACTTCGATCTCGCGGCATTGCAGAAGCAGATCGCAGAATACCTGGAGTCTATTGGATACCAAGCGCCTCAGCCGACTGCTCAGCCACAGCCTACTATGCCAGTGCCTGGGAGAACAATTGTAGACCGTGTCCAAACCCCGATGGTTATAAGGTAGTCATGGCAAGGCGCAAGTTTGCTCCGGTCCCTAAAAACCGCAGCGGTACGCCGCTCAAATACCTTGAGGGTTTAAGCCCGGCAGAAAAAAAAGCCAAAGAAGCGGAAATGAAGCGGACGGCAAAAAAAGCTAAGGAGGGCACCTTGACTAAGGCAGAAATGGATAGAATCTCAAAAGAACGCGCAGCGCGAGGAATGAAGAAAGGTGGCTCAGCGAAAAAGGGTGGCGGCGGCACACCGGCGTGCGTTAAAAAACATGCGAAAAGTAGCGGCAAATCAGTTTCTACACTCAATAAGGTTTACAAGCGCGGTCTTGGGGCTTATTACAGTGGCGGCTCTCGTAACGTCCCCGCCAGCGCATGGGCCTGCGGTAGAGTCCGCTCCTTTGCCACTGGAAAGGGCGGTGCGCGTAAGGCTGACGCTGACCTTCTGAAAAAGAAAGCGGGAGGCAGCGTGGAGTTCGATGCTAAGAAATCTGACCTCAATAAAGACGGTAAGATCAGTAAGTACGAGCGAAAGCGTGGCGAGGCGATCGCCCGTAACATGCGTAACGGTGGGATGGTAGAGCTCCAGGCTCGAGGCTGCGGCGCCATGATGAATGCCAAACGAAAGACCACCCGGGTTCCTAAATAACTGGAGATTTTCACCATGAAGATGAAAGCAAAAGGCATGAAGAAAGGCGGTGCGTCAAAAGGGCCGGCAAAAAAAATCACAATGAAAAAAACCGTTGTTGACGTGACTGCCCTCCCAGAGGCTGAGCGTAAAAAAATGGAAAAAATGTTACGCAGTATGACCGGGGCTGCAATGACCAAGAAAGAATTAGAGCAAGCCGTAAAAAATATGGGTTCTGGGATTACTAAAGACATAGATAGCTCTCTTAGCAAAGAGGACTCAAAGAAGTTGAGGGACCGAATGAAAAAGGCTCAAACAAAAAAGAAAGGCGGTGCCATGAAGACAAAAGGCATGAAGAAAGGCGGCGCCATGAAGTCCAAAGGTTACGCTAAAGGCGGTGCTTTAACAAAAGAAGAGGCGCGGTCTTTGCGTAAAAAATCAGGCGCCGCTGTGACAAAAAAAGAGATTGATGAGATGAAAATCCGCAAAAAAACAGGCGCTGCCACCACCAAAAAAGAACTAGATAAAATGAAAAAAACCTCGGGTAAAAAACGAGGCGGCGCCATGAAAGCCAAGGGCATGGCCAAGGGCGGCATGATGAAAACTAAAGGCATGGCCAAGGGCGGCATGATGAAGTCCAAGGGCATGGCCAAAGGCGGCGCTATGAAAACCAAGGGCGGCAACAAGGGCGGCGTCAAGCGTAATATGCGGCCACCCTCAAGCAAAAAGAGCGGCCTATACGGGAGATAGATGGCATATTTGCAAAGTAACGTACCTCATTTCAAATGTTGGGTACGCAGGGAATACACGCATAACCATCAAAAGTATCACGGCGAGTTTATCCACGCGATGGCGATCGCCGTGACTACGATGCCTACACGGTGCTTGAGTTTTCAGCTGATATTCACAGGCGCTGAAACTTATGACGATGATGATGAGCCTAACGTACATGGCGGTGCCATGTGGGCTCGCATGCCTATTACGGCATTGGTGGGTGACACGGCCTTAGAAGAGTGGCCCGAGCCAATGCCCGTGTGGGCGGCGCAGCCCTGGGACTGTAGCTCCCACCATCATGCTGTATATGTCCTTGATAGGGCCACCCCGTGCCCTTGGCTGGCAATTATCGACGGGGAAACTTACCCCGCCAAATATTATTTCACGGTGGATTACTCCGAGAACGAAATCGCCGACGATCCAGCGCAGCACAAACAGAGTCATGTGCTCGAGCTGTTAGACGCCGGGCCCTGGACGGGCAACATTGTGGCGCTGCCCAATAATCGCGTGAGGGTCACACACCCCGCCTGGTTTGAGACAGGAGAGGGGGCGCCTGACTTCCGCCCGTCACAACATATCCATTACAGCAAAAGTGACTTAGACTACACGCTTGACGTAACTCAGATTTTCAACAACCTTTACGCAGGTGCGGACGATGGCGACTAGCGGAAGCAAAGATTTTGAGCTCGACGTTGCAGATTACGTTGAGGAAGCCTTTGAGCGTTGCGGACTGGAGCTTCGAACCGGGTATGACCTCAAGACCGCTCAAAGATCTATGAACCTGATGCTGGCCGAGTGGGCTAACAGAGGGCTCAATCAATGGACGATCAAGGCCAAGACCATTACGGCGGTGAAGGACACAATTACCTATGAGGTAGACTCCACGACGCCAACCAGCATCATCGACGTTCTAGATGTGTTTGTCAGGGAAACTATATCTGGTACTACAACCGACGTTCCGCTGAGTAAACTATCTCGAGCTGAGTACGCTCACATCTCCACAAAAACCACCACCGGCAAACCCAATCAATACTTTGTCGATAAGCAGATTAGCCCCACCATCACAGTGTGGCCGGCGCCGGACAAGAACAGCACCTACACCATCCATGTCAATGTCCTGGTGCGCATGGATGACGCAGACGTCGGGTCCAACACCCTTGAAATGCCCTTCCGGTTTTTTCCGTGCTTGGCTGCGGGTTTGGCCTATTACATGGCGCTCAAACGCGCGCCTGAGAAGGTGCCGCTGCTGAAGCAGCTGTATGAAGAAGAGTTTGAGCGCGCGTTGAGCCAAGATCAGAGCAGAGCATCATTTAAAGTAGCGCCCGATCTGACAATCTACAGGATAGCCTGATGCCATTTGCACCGGGCAAAAATGCTTACGGCATCTGTGATATCACGGGCTTTCGCTACAAGCTAAAGGACATGAAAAAGACCTGGGACGGCCTGCTGGTGGGCCCAGATCAATGGTCTGCAAAGCACCCGCAGCTGATGCCCAAGCCGCCGCCGATTGATCCCCAGGCAGTGCGAGACGCCAGAATCGATCCATCTGCAGATGGCAACGATGGCAACTTTTTTATGGTTTACACTAATGTTGACAAAGGCAAGCTAGGCACCCAACTGACGCCATTTGGACTGACTGTCGGTGTCGGGACGGTGACGGTGACAACGACATGAGCTTCACACTCTCTACTCTCAAGACTGCAGTGAAAGATTATTTACAGGTCGATGAGACAACTTTCAACACTAACCTAGACACCTTTATCAAAGAGGCTGAGAGCCGCATCTTTAAGCTGGTGCAGCTGCCAGAGCAGCGTCAGAATGTAACCGGCAACGTCACTGCGACTGTCAGGTTTTTGGCGACGCCCTCTGATTTTTTTGCACCCTTTTCTCTGGCGGTGATCTCAAGTAACAAGTATCACTACTTGGACTACAAGCACCCGTCATTCATCAAAGAGTTTAGCCCCGACACAACGGTGACCGGGCGCCCACGGTACTACAGTCTGTTCGACAACACTGCTTTTGAGCTATCCCCGGTGCCAGACCAGAGCTACTCAATCGAACTGCACTATCTACATAAGCCACCCTCGCTGACCGTGGGCACCGATTCTGGCAGCA